AAAAACTTCTTTGACGGCATAACCACGGATGATCTGATGTCTTCACTCGGAGAGAGGCTGCGACGGGACGGCATAACGGATGAGGGCTTGTACCTAGGCGACGCCGTAGCTCCGTACTTAAACAGGATAATTATGCCATCCAGAGCCGTCACTAACCCACCGGAAGAAGCGCAGTAATTAGACCCGCCACACCCGGACGCCACGCACGCCGTCTTCTATAACTATTTTGGTTACGACCTTATAGCGAAGACGGCGGATATCGTCCATTATCCTTTTCTTGGCCTTGCGTGCATTAAGGCAGGGTATAAAGAACGACGACCCCACCTTAAAGTTCAGCCAGTTTATTTCATACTTTACTGATTCCACTTCCATCGGTTGTCTCTGCTGGTTTTGCAGCTACTAAGCTATCCACATCAATAAACTCTGAGTTGTTGCAGTCTAACACTAAGCAACGCACGCCAGCTGACGCCACGCTCATGCCTTTAGACAGCCGCTTGTTCATTATTTCTACGAGCAGACCTTTCTCCTTAAGTTCCTTGACCGTCTCAGTGTAGTCCACTTGGTAGTCAACACAGTCCTTGCGGAAGGCAGTGATAGCGATGAACATGCGCTTGGTGTCAGGCTCGTACCGTATCAACAGCTCGCCTCTAGGTTCAACCAGCGGGGCCATCGGCAGGTGTGTGCGCTTGTCCGCGCCTTCTTCCACGACGAGGATGTTGTTTATGTGCCGGTATATATAGTCCCCGACCACTGCGCTTACGTTGTTCACGGGAGCCTTTGTTAATGCCCTCATTTCCTGCAGCTTGTCCGTGACCACTTTATACAACCGCGCCATGTTCCAGCCCACGAGCAGCCCGACACGCTCCGCAATAAGACCACCAGTCAGGTTAGCTGCGGCCATAGCCGACCAGTTGCGCTCGCGTGATGTTAGGTTCAGCTCTCTGTCTATCTTGTCCTGCACCCGCTGCAGCGTCGCTAAAACTTCGTCCATATTGCACAGAATGAACTGAATGTACGGAACAATAGCTAAGCCGTAGTTCTCGTTAAGCTGGTGGTCAAACATCTTTTTGCCGTGCGCGGTGCTTATAACATCAGTACCGGTGTACTCAACTTTAAACTCTAATAATCGCATTATCTCGCCGTCAGCCGTTGTCTTAAGCGCACCCATTTTGTCGTAGAACGACGCGTTTGATGACGTAAGCGTAGGGGTACGCCACGTCGTGTTGTTTAACCGCAGCTTGTTTTCGTGCGGGTCACCCTTGTCCTTACCTTTACCCTGCGAGTAGGCGTACACCAGATCAGAGAACGTCTTGGCATCCAAGTTAGTGATCTCGTCCACGGTGTTGATGATGTTGTTGAGTATGCCTACCTTTGTTATACGAGCAACCTTTGTGTCCTCGGAGTTACCCAGTAGCTCCTCGGGGTGCCCACATACGCTGTTTGCCATGCGCAAGATGGTAGTTTTGCCTGTGCCGGCGTACCTGTGGATCATGTTGATGATCGCGCCTTTTTGCCCAGTAAACTTAAGCAGTGGAGCGCCAAAACCGGTCAGTGCACCAAACGCCTGAATCTCCAAGCCTTCCTTGCCGTACAGCGAGAACACTTCTTTCCAGAGTTCTAAGTCCCCGGCGCTTTGTAGATACGGTGCAATCGACTCGGTGATTGAGGACGGTGGGCTGTGATACACCCCGTCCTTGGTAATCTCTCTTTCCCCGACGATAAACTTAGTGTCCCCGTCGGCCCAACCAAATTGTCTTCTCATAACTTCTGCCTTCCTCTTAAATTGCAGCTCTTTCAGAGCGTGTATTACATATGCGTTGATTAATTTAAACTGCGCTTCGGAACCTAAAATCCCGTGCTTAGCTAACTCTCTCCTAAACTCAAGCACCTGCGAAATCTTGGCGTTAGGTACGGTAAAAGTCTTCTTACCGTCCTTCGGTGCGTACAATCTAAACACTGCCACGTCACCCAGCAGGGGGTCACTCATTCGCTTTACAACAAAAAAGTCATGCTCGTAGACCAGCCTAGGCTCGTCATCGTCGTCCAGCTGCACATAAATCCCTCCATTCTTACCGCGGAAGTAGGGCGCTGCGCAGCGTTCTTTACCGTCTATGTCGATGCCATCGTCATCCGTATCTTCGGACGCGGTGTCTCCCGCTGGCAGTGCTGCTTCTTCCCCGGCCGACTCATCGTGCCTGAGTATCTCCCTGCCTAACGATATTGGGCTCTTTACCTTCCCTTTATAGGGGCATCCATCGCAACCTCCCACATTATTTCGCTCAAACACGTCACAAGTGTGGGGTCCAACGATGTGCGATATCTTCTTTTCCACTTCACTGGGGTCATAGTCTGGGTGGTCCGAAGACAACCTGTGTATTGCTACATCCGCGTCAGAGCAAAACTTAGCCACCGATAACGCGTCGAACCATCGCGGTTCGGATAACGCCTCTCGCTCTGTATAGCAGCTTAGCAGCTGCGCACAACCATCCCCCTTTGCGCTTCGTAACATTATCTTGCCAAAGTTACTCCCCATGTTCTCCATCAACGCCTTACCCAGCGCAGACAGTTTCTTTGGTTTAGCGGAAGGCATGAGCTTAATCTCGCTGACGCCCACTATATTGCGGAACGCATCGAAGCTCATGACCGGGGCCACGTGGAGTACTGTTACGATCTTAGGTGGAGTGTCCTTGAAGTTGGGTGTACCCGGTACTCGCAGCACACGTGCCGTTTCAAAGACATTGTAGTCCACGTAGAACTTATGCTCGTCGCACAACTGCCTGAACCTGTCGGCCACAGGCTTCCATTGTGTAGGACTGATTACGGTGTCAAGCGTCCAGTACACGTGCAGACCGCGCCCTGAGTTCACAATAGTCGGTCTTGGTAGACCAACGGCGGTGCAAAACTCTTTGAGCTTATCGGCCCCAGCAGCTTGGCTGATGTACCCAGCAGGTCTGCCGGTCTTTGGGTCTATCTCCGCCTTGGCCGGACCGCAGTCAATATCCAGCCAGAACGCCTTTAAAGATAGGACGTTATCCTGTTTCCTATTCTCATCGGTTATAAACTTAGCAACACCAAAATACACATCCAATTTTCTAGCGACAAACTTTTTGACTACAGCGTCCACTTCTTCCCTAGTAGCAACAAGTGTCTGGTTCGGCCTGCCCGAGGAATCCAACCCAAGTATGCAGAACCAGCCTTCTTGTGGCTGTACGTACTCTAGTAAGTCAAAGTTTTCCATGGTGTTACCGCAGCGTAGTCAGTAGGGCTTCTATTTTAATTTTTGTGTTTAGACTGGGTTTTGATGCGCCAACAAACCAGTTGTACACCGTCTGCCGACTGACTCCTAGGCGTGCAGCTAGCACAGAAACGGGCATATTGTTACGTATGCACACCCTGCCCAACTTTACGCCTAGTAGTTCTTCGCCTGCGGACCTATTGAGCTCAACTATTCTCAATGAGTATCCTACGCTCATTAGCTGACCCCGCCCCATTCGCTGATTACGGAAGCCAGTTTATCGGAGACTGCTTCAGCTTCTGGCTCTTCACGCGCCTTTGTGCGCTTTACAGGCTCGGGCATCGGCTCGTCGTCATCCGGTTCTTCTGAGCGGGTAACCTTCGGTGCGGGCTTCGCTGCTTCTTTCTTCGCCTCAACCTTGGGTGGCAGCTTTGTTACGCCGTCAGCTTGAGCAACCGTGATGCGAGTGTACCGCTGTGTTTCTGGGTTAGCCTGTGCAAACTCAACAAGATCAAGCTCGGCATCAGTAAGCTGCCGGGTAGGGGAGAACAGCAACTCCATACCATCGGCGTTAATGTCGTAGCTTATAGTCGTTACCACCGTATCGGGCGCTTCACGATTCATAAAGAGGTACTTGAAGTAGCTCTCGAATGGATGCACATTACCAGAGCCTTTACCAAACAAAGACTTTGCCGGGATACTAAACTGGTACACGTCTCCCGAGGTGTCACCCTCAAGCAGTATGGCAACGCGGCGCTGGTATCGACACGCTTTACCGCCGTTGTCACCGGAGCCCTTTATGTTCTGCGGGCAGTCAGCGCAGTTGGAGTGCTGTGGGTCGCTAACGTCTGCCTCGGGCTTGTCGCCCTGATTAGACCAGCAGTTTGGTGCAGTGGCCTCCTTGTTAGGGTCGTACTTGTCTTCGTAGTACACTCGGCTCACTTCGGTGAGCATACCCACGATGATTGCGTTGAACGAGTCACGGATCGGGTCACCCACCTGCTCGCCGTTGATGATCTTGCGGAAAATGCCCTTGTTGCTGGTCTGAATGCGGCGAGTGAACACCTTAGCTGACGAGGCCAGTTGTTGACCGAGAGCACTTGCCCTACGACCGGTAGAGGCAATCACTTGTGACTGGTTGTTAAAAATGGATACGTCTTTACTCATCACTATCTCCTACTTTGCTGGTTGGTTTGCGTACGCTTATCACGTAGTGTTGTTTGGACTGCAGCCCCATGGGCACGGAGTCCTTGTTCATCGAAAGAAACTCTTTCATGTTGCCGTTGTGTATGCGCTTCTCAAGCAGATGGTACGCATCGTGTTCCCCCACAAACTGATAAAAACTATCCCAGTCGCTAGTCCAGTAGCTGGACTGCAATCGTCGGCTTATCGTGCCTTCGGGGGTTGATATAGTGTTTGCGTCTTCCGCGTTACACAGCTCAAGCAGCGTGTTAGCTATTAAGTCCTGCTTCTCCTTTATTTCTTTTGCCTTGTCGTCGAGGGCCTTGATTTCATTACGCATTTTTATATAAATACTAGCCAGTGTTGCAGCATTCAGGTCGCTCACGGTAATCCTCCTTTTGGGTTTCCGGGAGAGTTAGTGTACCTAAATACTTTACAGTGTCAAGTGTTTATTTCGTTGTACAGCTCGATTATTTTCTTGTGGTTGTCTATGTTGTAACGCAGCATGGAGTACAGCTTAGCCTCGACCTCACTGCCTTTTATGTGCACGATGGTCATGGGGTTGTGCTGCCCCGGCCGGTCTATGCGGGCGTTTGCTTGCAGGTAAGTCTCTACGCTTGTCACCGGTGCGTACCAGATTATGGTGTTAGCCGCGGTAAGTGTAAGCCCGTGGGATGCAGCTTGTGGCTGTATGATCAGCACGTATGGGTCTGGGTCGTTTTGGAAGCGCTGAATTATTTCACTGCGTTTGTTTACCGATACTTGCCCAGATATAACGCCGCACGATATTTTGTGCTTAGTAAGGAACGTCTCCAACAGCTCTATCGTGTGCGTAAAAGGCACGAAGACAAGCACCTTGTGGGACGACTCCTCGATAACCTCCAGCACCACGTTCAGCCTATTCTTTACGTCAAACTCCACAACCTCATTGTTGTCCGTGTAAACGGCGCCGCCCGATATCTGCAGCAGCTTGTTGATGTTAACGGCTGCGTTGACTGAGGTTACTTGCTCGCCACCCGCTTCCATAATCATCTTCTTCTTGAGCAGGTCGTAGTACTTCTGCTGCTGTGGGGTAAGCGGAGCCTCCCGTTCTACGTGGGTCACTGGGGGCAGGTCCAAGCACTGGCTTTTCTTGAACCGTATGGCCGGCTGCAGTAGCTGGTGCACTATCTTGTCTGCGTCTCGGTTCGGTCGCCATATATACTGCGTGGCTTTGTACATCACTTTGTCGCGGAACTGCCCGAAATACTTTGGAGAATTATCTGGGTTTACGATCCTAGCCAGACCGAAGGCGTCGGTGGGCGACTGCGCAGCTGGAGTGCCCGTCAGCAACCACACCCAGTCCATTTCCGAGGCCAGCGAGTTTATAACTTTCCATCGGTCGGTCTGTACGTTTTTTATGTAGCTAGCTTCATCAGCTACTATCATGTCAAAGCCGGCCTTTGCGATTTCTTCATGAACAACGGCCACACCATCGAAGTTTATGATGACGAACTCGGTGCCTTCCGCAATTATCTTCCTGCGTTGCTCGGCGCTACCGTGCGCAACCGCGCACCCCCGGTGCATGGCAAAGGTAAACAAGTCTTGCTGCCACGCAGACTTCATGATCGACAGTGGGCACACTACCAATACGCGCTTAACCAGACCCGCCTTCATCAAGTAGTCCGCGGCCCATATAACGGATGCAGTCTTGCCGGTGCCCTGCTCGTTAAAGCAGAACGCCTTCTTGTGTAGCGTCAAAAATCCGGAGGTTTCTTTCTGGTGCGCGAACGGCTTGAACTTACCAGTCCACTGGTAGTCCCGCTCGATGGTGGACGGCACATCTTTCATGCCCAACCCAGCCAGTATCTGCGCATCTCGCAGCGTCCACTTGACCGCCACCGTGTACATCCCATCAACTTCTTCTATAATTTTATACGTCGCAGACTTTTCGGCCAGTAGGTGTGGTTTGCGCGTACGCAGCACTACCGCCGTGTCGTTTATGATTTGCATGATCAGTCCTTCATAGCACCCGTTTTCGTTCTTGGGTAAGAGAAATTGTCCTTGGCGTTTTTTACAGACAGGTTGCTTTTACTGTTGCCGCCACCCTTGGACATCGGGGTCTTGTGGTTGACGTGCTTGCCATCACCCTTACTAACCTTACCGTCGTCTGCCATCATTTTGCGAGCCGCGTTGCGCTTGGCCCTGTTCTTTTTTTGCTTCTCAGTGCCTTGGTAGTTGTCGTACTCGGAGCGGTAGTTTCGTTCTTTAGTCATTTTATTTCTCCTCTGTGGCTGAGAACACGCCCAACTTGAGAATTAGCTTTAAGCCCGTCAGATATTAATTGCATCCCCCATTCGGCGGCGCACTCTGGATGAAGAATAAAAGACCAAGGTAGATATTTATCTTCTAGCTCATGCGGGTGCAAGTGCTCTTGCATCGCAAGTTTTATAACGGGGGCTACTCGGGTGAACATAAGGTTTAAGTCTAAACTAACATCCCAAACGACATATGCCTGCGCTTTGACTACTTTACCACTGCGACAGTTGGGGTAAGCACAGTCCACACCGCCTTCTACTGAATCAATGTAAGTCCCACGGAAATCTGTTTCGTTCGGTTTAACAGCACTCATTTTTATCTCCTATTATGTACACAAGATTTTACTGGGCAGTATGCGCACAGCGGGCCGCTCACAGCGTTCCACACGTCACTCTCATATGCACCAGCCAGTCTTTCAAGCGGGGCATCAAACGCTGCGTAGTAGGACTTGTGCAGCTCGCTACTATGTACTTTCTTAACGAACTCGTTGCTCACCACGAATATGAGCGCGGACTTTATTTCTTTCACCTCTGGGTAATGGGTGAACACCGCCGCGGCCATTATGTCTAGCTGCGTAGTGTCAGCGTACTTGGCGTTTTTACTGGTCTTGTAGTCAGCCATGAACGCCTTGTCGCCGTCTATGATGAGCAGGTCAGCAACCCCCCGCCACCACACGTCCTTCGCAAAAAACTTAGTGGGCGTATGCCCCGCATCGTTGTACGCCACCGCCAGCTTAAGCTCACAATGCTTCTCGCCGGGGATTTGTTTTAGTGCTTCCAGTGCTGGGGCTACAAACTTAAACTTAGCAGGTATCGGCGTACCTATAGCTATAAAGTCTTCTGCAGCTTTGTGCACATCTTGGCCGTACACCGTCGCAGCACTGCCGGTGTCCTTGACGTCTTTGGCAACCTTGAGGTGGTAATACTTCTTCGGGCACTGCTCAAAAGTCTTCAGACTGCTGTACGACCATGTTAGATTTTTCACTTAGCTTCCCCATAGGATTGTGCGATGTCACCTTCTGACCATGTTATCAGCTCCGGCCACCATACGGGAGGAGTCCGCATAATTCTCTGCACAGTGTCCAGTACATGCTGCGCATCTTCCTCTGGGACTACGTAAACAAGCTCGTCGTGCACCATCAAGCTCGGACGTAGCTTCAACTCCTTGAACACGTCGTACGCATTCTGCGCGATAATGTCACGTGCCAATGCCTGAACGCAGTTCTCGTCAATTTTTCCAGAATATATCTTGGTGCGGTGCCGGCCTTGACCGTACTCCCACTCTTTGTGCTTGCCCACCTTCTCTACGGATAGCGCCGGGTAGCGAATACGCCTGCCACTGGGCAGCACCAGTGCACCTTTCTCCGTCGTGATAAGCCCCCAAGGGTCAACTTCGTACACTTTGTCGCCAGCCAGTACGTACGGCAGCGCAGCCTCACAGGCTTTCCAGCCACTGACTATTTCTTCGTACTCGTCCCGCCAACGATAGGTGATCTGCTCGGACTCTTTGAGCGTCAGGTCAACCCCACCCATCAGCTTGGCTACCTTCTGGAATGTAGCCGCACCCGATCCAAACCCCAGACCTAAGTGCGCTACTTTACCCACCTGCCGCTGCGTTTTTATTACCTCGGCTTCAGTTATCTCGTACAGCTTTGCAGCAAAGTCCTTATACAGATCGGCTTTGTCCGGAGACGCTTGGTACAGCGCCATGGAGCTTGGCACCTTCCACAAGAAGTGGTTCACCCGCAGCTCGATACCCGACAGGTCAGCCACCACAACCTTGTACCCGGGCGGGGCAACCATAGACTTTCGCAGGGCGTCGGACAGCTTAGGCTTATCCGGGTTTATTCTCGGCAGGTTCTGCGGGTTGTACATGAACCCCGACCACCGCCCCGTTGTGTCGGCTCCGCAGTAGTGCAGGGGTATTGGTAGCCTTCCACGTAGCTTGTTACCTGTAGCAATAAAAGACTCCAGTCGGGTTTGTAGCAACGTGGATTTTACATCGAGTCTGGTGCTTGCCGCTAAAGAAACTATAGGGTCATCATGCTCTTGCAAGTCTAGGAACTCTTGGTCTGTCTTGGACAGCGCCGGTATCTGCTTAGTTGGGTCTGATGGGCTTGCCTTCATTGGTACGTCCACACCAAGGGTAGTTAGCAGTTTTGCAAACTGCGGGGCTGATGCAAGCATACTGCGTACACCCTCCTCTACGTCTACAAGTGTGTCCCCGTACAGAATACGCCCCATCGCCTCGAGCGCCTGCTGCTTCTGTATCCGAGAGTCACTGAGCGCCCCATCTAGCACCCGCTTGTTCAGTGTAAACTTAGGCTCAACCAGCATACGTATCGTAGCGTCGATCTGCCACAGCTCTACTGCGTTGTAGTGTTTGATCAGGATGTTGAACAGGCCGTAACACTGATCGGTGTCGTCGCAGTTGTACTGGCGCATCGCTTCAATTTCTTCGGCAGTAAAGTCAGCGAGGTGTTTACCCTTGGTGTTGAGTAGTGCGGTGTTGTCTTTCTCACCCAACTCGTAGTGGGCAACGAGCTTGGCTAAGGAGTTACCCGTAGTCTTACTGTGTATCGGCCTAGCCATAGCCAGCGTACACCCCCACACTTTGGGCTGTATCTTAAAACGCCACGCAAAGATCATCGCATCAAACGCAGACATGTTGTGCGCCACCAGCATGACATCAGACCAGTCCTGCGCCTCAAGGTGGTCGCGGATTAAGTCTTCGCCAAAGATAACCTGCGTCTGCTCGTCACCGTATTTAATAGCCAGCGATATGATTTCTGTCTCTGGGTGCATCACGTACTCGATGGGACTCATCTTGGTAAGTGAGTGGGTCTGTGACCAGTACGTTTCAAAATCCCCAACTACGAGGTTCATTAACAGCACCCCGCGTTTTCCATGATGTAGACGGCCTCTTTGCCTCTGGTTGTGCGAACGTCACACGGCATCTCGTCTTCACGAATGGCGCACCCGCTATGAGAATTTGCCAGCTCACGCGCACGTTCCTCGGTCTCAGCAAAAACAACTACGCCACCCTCACTGTGATAACTATGGCTGCATTTTTCTACTTCCTTCCATACAAATACTTTCATCATTGTTCTCCAAATTTTCGTTTACGTGACTCTTCTATCCAGCTGCGCATAGGCTGTTCGCTGAACTTTGAGTAGCCTTTGGGTATCTGCTTTATCTTTTTGCCGCTGGCAAGGTACTTCTTGATGTCGTCGGCCAGCTTCTTGCGCTGGTCGGCTAGCTCGGGTGGAGCCTCTTCAATCAGCCGGTAGTACTTCAGCAGATGGTAATACTTAGGTGACTTCATTTATCCTCCTGCACCGTGGCGCACAGTGCCGCATCAATTAAACCAATAAGACGTTTGGCATTTTTAGAATTTGTCCAAGGCACAGTGCTATCGTTGCACGTAAACCACATCCAATCTCTACCGGCTCTATCTTTGCCACAGGCAGTAAGAAAAGCTTTCATTTCAGGGCTTTCTATATCTGCAATGGCAGAGTCAAAATCACTGTACTCAACCCAATCAAGGTATGAACCGCAATAACCAATGGGCTTATATTCGCGGTTCAATACAATAACTTTGCTGCTATCTTTATTGAGTTTTTGTATGCAGTACGGAATAAAATTTCGCAGGCACTTAGCTGCCCGTTTGCTGTAACCGCCTGTGCCATATTTATAGTTTTTGTACTCTTCGTAAGAATCAAATCCAAGCACACTAACGAGCGCCGATCTTGATGCCTCAAGATGCAGTAGCCATTTTTTATCTGCCCTATCTTTTCTCATCTCACCCTCCTGCACTCAATGCGGTGCAGCAAATAAGTTATGTAATGTTGATTGTGTTTCATCTCCCATGCCCCTGCGGTTTCGGCTCTTCGCCGTATGATGACTCCATCGCGTGGCGTACCTCGGCCACCTCCCCATCTCGCGTCCCCCAGATGACTGCAATAACGCAGATCAGCAGTACGAGGATTGACCCTATCAACCTGTCATGTTCTTTGTTCATGGTTGTTGCTCCATCTCAATCAGCAGGTCAATGTAGTGCTTAACTTTCTTCAGGTCTTCGATGCCGCCCTTCTCGCGCCAGCGGCACAAGTACTTGATCGCGCAGCCCTCGATGTAGGGAATCTTGTTCTTGTGGATAAACTCCACAGGTTGTATGGCGTAGCTCTTGTAGTGCCCACCGCCGATCTGCACGTCGAGGGCGCTGTTATTCTCCATCGTCATCTTCCTCGTCCTCGTCCCCTACGTAGTCTGGGTCTTGTGGGTGCCAGTGCTCTATCCGCTGGCGGGTTATGCGCCGCATCAAGCTGCGCTCCAGTTTCAAATCTGCTTCGTCGTAATCGTAGTCATCCACGTTGTGCTCTCCTCGTCACTGCCGCCTGTGCCAGCGCGGTATCAAATTGTTGGGGGTTGTTCCGGTGCCAGTTGTTTAGGGTGTTGACGGTCACACCTGCAAGGCGGGCGAACTCCTTGC